TCCGCCTTTTGGACTTGTTTTCGCTTGTGCTACTTTTTTTGTTATTTTTTTACTCATTGTTAGTATTTTTTTAGTGCTTCTGTAACCCACGACTGTATTCAAGAACGCAGTTCTCTTAAAAAACGTATTACTCCTTCATACAAAGTTAAAGTTTGTTAAATCGCATTAAAATCGTCTTAAATCGCATTTCGTGTTTTACTTGTTTTTTATACTTAACGGCCTTGTCGTGTATAAGATTTAACGTAATTTTTACTTGATTTTAATTTGCTATTTCGAGTTTTTGCGTGTACTCCTGGACGTTTAACTTTCGGTTTTTTAAGATGGATTTTAACGTTAGTTTGCTTCGCCATTTACAATTTAATATTTAGAAACTAAATTCCAAGATGCTTGTGTTTTATCGCTTAACAATCTTAAATCGTCTTTTGATTTTAAAAAGTCTTTATAAACAGTTAGTTCGTTTATGTTAATCCCTAAATCTTTTGCTTGTGTGTTTATTGTTTTAAATAATAAATTTAATTCCTTATTTAAATTTTCAGAAATTTTTCTATTGTCGTTATAATTTTTAAGTATTATTTCTTTTTGTGCTAAAGCGTTAATAAATAATTTATTTGTTTTTTCAGCGTTAGAACTCATTGCGTTTACACTTGCGTTTAAAGAAGAAACTTTACCAATTGAAACTTTTAAATCGTCAACTAAACTTAATTCTACTTTTTGACTTGCTAACTTTGCTTCTACCTTTGCAGTAATATCTGCAATAATTAATTCTTTAGTTGTTTTCATTTTCCGTTATTATTTGTTTTATTTTATCTATTAAAATTTCGTCTTCATCTTGTAAACTCATTTCGTACTTATCCGCAAAGTAACCTTCAATTGAAAATCCTTTAACTTCTCCCGCTTTAACTTTATTCCAAATTTCGTCGTTGTTTACTTTCATAGAAATAACCCAAGTACCTTTAGGAAAGTTAAAACCGTAGTTCGTGCTTTTGTCGTTTTTTCCTTCAGTAATCCAACTTTCTACAACACTCATTCCTTCTAACTTTTGTTTATGTTCTAAAGTTGCGTTGTTCTGGTTGCTGTTCATAAAAAACAATTCACTTGCTTTGCGTACCGTTTCTTCACTAAAATAAATATAGTATTCTTCGTTCTTGTCGTTCTTCCTGTATATTTGTTTGTTAGGTATTAAAGCCGCACCCATTAAAATACGCTTTTCAGCGTCAACTTCTTTTAACTCTATTTCGTGTTTTTTTAGTGCTATAAAGTCGCTTTCTATTGCTGGACTTTCAACAACTGAAACTGCGTCTATTCCGCTTGTTTCGTCTTTTTCGTCAATTATTAATTCAACTATTCGCATATCTATTTAATTAAATTATTGTTTGTTTGTTGTATTTTCTAACCGCCTAAAGTTGCGTTTGCTAATCTGTTTCTATCTAACGCCTGTTGTGAAGTTACTTGCCCTGAAACAACATAAGCTTGTATTGGTTGTTGGTTAAGACTCGCTAATTGATTAACGCCACTTTGTCCAACTACATTAAATTGTGGTGCGCTCATTGTTGGAACTGTTGCACCACCGCCATCGCCACCGCTTGGTACTGCTGTACCTTGAAATTGTGTTGACATAATTTTTTTAACAGCAATTAAACCCCCTGCTGTTGCTATTCCTGCTGCTATTCCACCTCGAACAGGGCTTGAAATATCCGGTGGTAAAAATTGCGATTTGTAAGCGTCTCTTGCTGCTGCAAAAGTTGAAATTAATGTACTTGCAATTTGAAACTTTTTATTTAATTCAAATGATTTTTTTGCGTTTGCATTGTTTTTAATTATTGCTTTTTCCTTTTGTGCGGTTGTTAGGTTTTCGTTTGCTAAAACTTTGTCGTTAATTTCCTTGTATTTATTTTCACTCATTGAAGCCAAATCTTGCGTCATAGTTAAAATTTGCGTCATTGACTGAATTATAAACTTTAGATTTCTTTCCCTTAAATCTGTTTGGTCTTGTAACTCTTTTTTTAATTGCTCTGTTGACTTAAGACCAATTGCTTTTTCAGCTTCAAGTCTTTTAGTTCCTTGACTTACGATGTCGGTAATAACAGTTGAAGCGTTATCACGTCTCATATAAAGTTGTTCTTCTTTTTCTTTTTTTACAACTTTGGTAACTTCAGGTTCGTCTTTTTTAACTTGCTCAACATATTTTGTTCCGGATTTTGTTAAAATGTCAACTTTTATAGCCGCTTTATTTGCCGCTGAACCATAATTTTCAAATCTTGTTTCTGCGTCTTTAAGTTCTTTATTAATTTTATTAACTTGCTTTTGTTGTTCATTTAAACTATTAATTACACTTTGCGGAACTAATGCTTCTGGTCTCTGTAATAATTTTTGGTAATCCGATTGCATAAGATTTAAAAAACTTTGCTCTTTTGCTAATTTTTTTGTTAGTTCATCTTGTTTAGCAAGGTTTCTTGCAATTAAATCTTCGTTTTTTTGTAAAGCATATTTTGCTTTTTGATATTCTAAATAAGAAGCAAGTTCAGTGTTTAATTGTTCTTGGAAATCCCTTTCGTCTTTTATATTTTTTAAAGTTGTTCCGTATTGTAAATTTATTTTTTTAATTAATTCTTCACGTTCTTTGGTGTTTTGATTTGTTGTTTTTAATCTTGAAATTAAAGTAGCAAAAGCGCCACTTTCCTTTGCTATTTCTTCACGTTGTTTTTTTGCTTCGTCTCCAATTGCTTTTTGTTGTTTAGCGTATTTTTCTGTTTCGTCACCTGCAAAACCAATTGCTTTGCTTATGTCTTCCCAATAAGTATAAATAACGCCTAATGAAATAACAATAAGTCCTATTCCTGTTGAACCGATAGCCGCCTGTAAACTTTTAAAAGCATTTACCGCCGCTTTACCAAAGTTTATTACTGCTTCCTTTGCTTCGGTTAATTGGTCTATTCCTGAAGCGATTGCCATTGCGCTTTGAACTTTTAAAAGTTGTTTTTCTACACTTTCGCTTTCAACTCCAATTAAACCCATTGCGCCTTGAACGGCTGCAAATCCACCTGCAACACCTGTTAAAACTTGACTTAAACCTTTAAACTTTGCGTCTGGATTAAATGAATCGGTTAACGTTTTAGCGTCTGCAATCCTATCTTTTAAATCGGCCGCTCTCTTTGCTGCTTCCCTTGCTTGGTCTGAAGTTGCACCAAATTTATCTGCCAACGTTTGAACTTCAACTTGTGCTTGTTTAAGTTGTTGTTTTAAATTGCCTAAATTAGAACTTACTTCTAATTCAATTACTTTTTTTTCAGCCATTATTCTTTAGTTTTTTTTCTATTAACCTTTTGCGTTGTGCTTGTTTCCATTGTTCTTTTATAGAAGTAGTAAATTTATATTTACCCTTTGCTATGTCTATGTTTTCACTTTCTCCGTAAAAGTCGCTTAATAAAAGCATTTCTATTATTTTGTTTATCATTTTTGGTCTATTATAATATAGTTTGTGTCCGTGTTTCCATTAATGTAATCAGTATCTAAAGTTAAAGTAATAGTTCGTGCTACGTTTATTGGAACGGTTACGTTTAAATAACTATCTGCTTTAAACAATACGCTTGACAAAGTAACGTTACTTGCGTTTGAACTTTTTGAAATCCTTACTTCTGTTGCACCGTTTGAAAATAAAATTGCAAAACTTAAAACGTTTGAATTGTCTGTATCTGCTTCAACTAACACAATTGGTTTTACTTCTGCAAAGTCATTAATCAAAGTAAAATCTACGTCACCTGTTGTTAAGTCACTTTGCATTTCATTTATTAAATAACGTTTGTCTTTTATTATAAGGCGGTCGTTTAACTGAAGTCCTGTTAATAAAGAAACAGGAAGTATTGTTTTTACTTTTACAAGTCTGTTTTTTGGGTTGTATAAATTAGTTAAATAACTTTGATAGTATAAAGCGTAAAGTGTATTAAAGTTTTCTACATTATAAAAACTTGAAATTTCTACGCCAAAATTTAACGTTAATGGATAAGTTCCACCTGCAATTATTATTTCGCTATCTTGCCCAAATGGTACGTAACCTGTTATATTAGCTTGTCCATCCCAATGTATATGCCCGCTTGTTAAAGTTGTTTTTTTATTCATATACAACAAAACAGGTTTCGGAATATAAGGCGCAAATTCTTTGTTTAGACAATAACCAACTTGTAAATTGTTTCCAAAATTAGTGTGCAATAAATTCTCAAATGGACTTTCAATTTTGTATTCGCCACCGTCAAATGGATAGTTTTCTTTTAAGTTTCCGTAACCGTGTGTTGTTAAATTAGCAGGGTTTTCAAGAAAATATTTATTTAAAAAACTTTCGCTATCTTGATATTTAAACTCAATAGACTTATAAAGCTTCATTCGTTCAATTTCAATACTTGTAATATCGGTGTATTTTGTTATGTCAATTAATGCGCCTTTTTTATACCAATCATTTAACGGTTCAAATGTAAAAACGTTTTTTGCTTTTGAGTAAATTGTTAAATTAAATTCTTTACATATTCCTGTAATAAAATCACTAATTTTTATATCTGGAGCAAGTCCTTGTAAATCTGTAAACGAAGTTGTTGTAACGTTATTTGTATAAAATGTAGTTACTGCTGAATAAGTAAACCATTGAAAAACACTTAAAGCGTTAGCCGCCCAATAATCATATTTTAACGTATAAATAAACTGAAAAGTAAGTGTTTGCGCTAATGAACTACGCAATTTAAACGTGTAAATAATATCGTTGCTTGGTGTTTGTTCTAAATTAGGCAAAGTAAAAACCCCACCAATCGTACTTATAATTGTTAATGTTTGAACGTAGACATCGTTTTTATATACGTCTAACCAACAATTTGCAGTCAAAGGCAACGAACCATTATAAGTTATTTTTAATTGGTGTGAAACTGTGCCGTAAGTTTGTAAACCTGCACCCCCAAGGTGCGGTGTTACATAAATTGTCTTAAATGTATTATTTGTTGTATTAAATGAAGTATAAGGACTTGGAACAGGTGTTGTTGCAGCAGGTGTTGAACTTGGAAAAGTTTCAACTATTGATGAACCTGTTGCGGTAAAAGTTATGTTTGCAGGTTGTGTAATAAAAAAGAACTTTTCTTTATTCTTATAATATAAAAATGCTTTTCTAAACATATCTGAAGTTAGAAAAAGCCCGTCAAAAGTTATTCCGTATTCAGCTTCAATTAAATCAAATATATTTGCTACACGAACGGAAGGAAACAACTCTGTATAAACTATTTTTCCTGCAGTATTGCCTATGTTATCTGAATTATTTGTTGGATAAGTAAACCATTCGGGGCAGTCGGCTTGTGGAATAGGAACACTACCAGCAAATTGCCAAATTCTTTTTGAAGTTATTAACGGGTAACGAACGTTGTAATCGGTTACTGTGCTGTCAACTGTTACACGGTTATATACTTCCGTGTTTGTGTAGTTGTGGTTTAATGTTGTGTGGTCTAATTGACTTAACTTGTCTTCGTTAAAATAATCTTTTAGTGAAACTCCAGCTCCGTAAAATGTTATTGAATAACTATCTGGTCTTCCGTTTTTTAGGTTCGTTTTTTCAAGTTGAATTTTACCACGTCTAAATAAAACCGTGTCAACTTCAATGTAAGCGTTGTATCGGTTTTGGTAGTCAATAGTTGCGTCAACATCGTTTTGGTAAAAGTGTTGGAATATAGCGTTGTTTATTGGTGAACACGGAATAGTAAAACCTTGCGAATAGTCTGTAAATATTTTAGATATATCCGATATGTTTTGTATTGTCGAACTAACGGTTATTTTTTCATCGTTAAATAATTCTAAACGTGAATAATTTAATTCAGTTTGTGCTAAAGCTGTTTCTATAAATATTGCTACTTGCCTTTTCATTAAACTACAGAATTAAGAACATCGTAAGTAAACTCGAACTCTAAACTATAATTTATTTGTTTCGTGTTTATATGCTTAAACAACTCCGTGCTTTTAGTATTAATCTTTGCAGGTTTATAAGTGTCAATTAAAATTCGTTCGCTTAACATTATTTGTTTTAATACTTCGCCCCAAGTTTCATCTACCCAGCCTGTATTTACTTTAATACTGCTTTTTCCGTTTGTGTTAAATGTTTGTCTTTGCCCTTTTGCTTGGTTATACAATGGAACACCGAAATTATTAACTTGAACGGTATTTTGTAATAAATTATATTCCGTGTTTTCAACGCTGAACGTGTCGTTACTTGCCTTAAAAAAGAACTACCGTTGCCACGCTCCGTATTTGTTTACAAAGTCAATGCTTACAGGTGTATATTTACATTCTTCAATTGGGTAAAAATAATATGTTTTCTGAACTGCTCCAGCGGGGTTTAAAATTTCAACTTTGTTTCCATCTAAATAGTTTAAATTATAAACTCTTGGAACATCATAAGTTCCCGTTGCTAAAACTATTGAATCAATTACTCCCGTGCTTAAATTTGTGTATCGTGCAGCAGAATTTATTAATGTTGTTACTCGAATTTGCCCGTAAAAAGATGCATTAGGGTTATAATAATAATTTCCTTCATCAAGTCCGTAGTTTCCTAAATCGTAATTGTAATTTTGTACGTAAGCTGTGTAACCGTCAAATGCTATATAATCAACCGTGTTTAAAAGTGTGTAAGTTGTACCTACTAACTTATAACGTTTTACTCTAACGTTTACACGTTCGTTTGTAGGGTTTACTTCCGCAGTAATATTTATATCTTGTGGATTAATAAAACTTATGTATTCACGTATGTAAGGCGATATGTCGTAAAGTGTTTCTACATTGTTTGAAGCCGGTATTAATTTACTTAAAGTATATTGCGGGCTTACACTAAAACTTGTGTTGCTTAAAAACAATTCTACCTTTGAACCGCTTTGCCCACTTTCAGCAACCCTAATTATATACGGTGACCGTGCAAATATATTAGCCATTATTTCTTTTCGTTTTTAAATTGTGTTTCTTTAAATAAATTCATTGCATCAAGTCCAAACTTTTCAACAAGTTCGTCTGGCAATCTTTTAAATGCGCTTTCAAATGGTTTAGTAAAAAATAAACTCGGTTTTATACCTTGTGCAAATATTCTTTTCTGTAACCAAAAACCCAAAGTCTTATAACCGCCTTTTGCAAATGTTCCGTCTGCATTTCTAAATCTTATATTCTTTTTTTGCGCCCATCTACTCAAAGGTTCAACAGGTGGCATTTTACTTTTAAAACTAAATTTACTGTTCGGTGCTTTTTGTTTTCCGTTTTTTACTAAACTTGGGTTTGCGCCCTTAACTCCTTTGTCTTGAAATTGTCCGTATTGATTCATTTCAAAGTCCATACTAAACGAATTCGGCATTGCCTTAACATTTCCTTTTAAACTTTCGTAAAGTCCTTTAGAAACGTTTTTTTTATCACGTGTTAAATTCTTTCGTGCTTCTGCAATAACGTAATTTCTAAACCTTTCAAGTTCTTTTTGTACTTCGCTTTGTTTCATCTTAACAAATTGTCATTTCATTAGGTGTTACTATGTCAAAAGTCATTGTCCAACCTGCCATATAATTTTCAAACCTTTCAGTAAACGGTTCTAAACTTGCAGTTCCTTCAACCATAAATAAGTCGTATGCTAAACTTCCGTGTTTTATTATTTCATACGCTCTATTTAATACTGCGTGTTGTGTATTTAGTACATCTATTTCGTTGTCGTTACCTAAAAAAATATTTGTTGTTGCGTTCTTGGATAAGTCTACAATATCCATTGCAATTAAACTTATATTCCAAGTCGTTGTACTTGCGTCTAACGTGCAGTTATTAACCATAATATGCAACAAAGGAAATATTGTTTGTTTGCTTAAATCAACTTTAAATATGTCGCCTTGTGTTACCGTGTTTACAATAACGTCTGCGTCAAAGTGTGTTTTTAATTTGTCTAATAAGTTGTAATAACCTGTCATTTTCGTAGTTTATTTAATTGGCGTTGTTCAATTTCTTGCTTTTGTTTTTCGAAGGTAAGATAGGTAAGGCATTGAGTAAGTCGATAGCCGGTGACTGTGTCAAATCTTGTAATGTCTCCCTGAGCGATTGCATAAATTGACTGGTACCAACCCCATTGTTTTCCAAATTGAGCTTGTTCGCTAAACTCGTTTGCGTCTTCTTGTTCGTCTTTATCTGCCGTTCCAAATAAGTAAGCGTAGCTGTCAATAATTCGCTTCCTAAATTCCAAAAAAAAATACTTGAACTTATTGCTATATCAACAGGCGTGAACTTCATTAATTCGTGCATTTCGTCCATTGGTTTATAATCGATTATTTCGTACTTGTCCTTGAACTTCATCTTAATTGGACGGTACATAACAGCCATTGCTTTGTGGTATGTTTCCCACTTTAACAAATTGTTTTCCAAGTCTACGTATTCGCCAAATGTTATTTCTTCAAGATTAGTTATAAACCCAAATTCTTGTGTTCCTATTTTAAACGTTGGTTGAAACTTTGGTTTCTGTTCAAACAAGTTTTTAAAGTGTATAATTAATTCGTTTAAACTTGTAAGCTTCATTTTGACAATATCTTTTAATTCAATACCGCAGAATATTTGTACCATTTTTTGCGCTATAAATTCTTCGTCGTTGCTTCCTTGCTGAACCTTTAAAAATTCTTGGTAGCTTTTTAATGGTATTTCGTTTAAAGTTGTTGGTACGTTTATTTCTAACTTCATATCTTAATAATTAATTATTCGTGTTTTTGTTGTGTTCGTTTTTTTGTATGTAATCGTAAGCTTGTTTTAGCATATTAATATCTCGGATGTCACGTAAATAAATACGAACCTTTACACCTTTTTTTTGGTAGATGTAAATCTGTACGCATTGCATCATTATTTCTAAATCGTTCATCGTATAAAATATAAACCTTTTGTTGGATTGTCTAATTGATATGCTACTGCGTAACGCAAAGCATCTATTGCGTGGTTGTGTTTGTCAATCGGTGTTTTTGACTTTTTTTCAAGCCAAGAATAGTTGTTTAGTTCTTTTATTAAATCTATGCTATCTTCTGTAATTACAAGGTCGTAATCCTGTAGTAAACTTATTCCGTAAATAACAGAGTCTGCCCCTTTAATTGTAGGTACAACGTTATTTCCAAGTGCGTTTAGTTCGCTTATTAATCGTGGTTCTGAATTGTCGCCTACTATTAAATCTTTACTTGCAAAGTCTGAATTTAACCTTGCTATTTGACTTGTGGTTAGTGCCTGTTTATAGTACAGTAGTTTAACGTAAATTATTTTGTTTGCTTTGTCTATGTTTGTCTTAACTAACGTGGTTGGGTCTGCACTAAATCCGTAGTCTTGTCCGTATACACTTACTCCAATTTCTTTAAAGTCACCTATTTTCCAATTGGTAAATATAACTCCTTCAGCTTTATCTAACCAACCACCAAGTATTGTATGTTTGTATTTTTCAGGTCTTCGTTCTTTTATGTATTCAACCTGTTTTAAAAAAGACTCGGATAGGTTTTCTATATTGTCCAAGTACGTTGTGTGTATGTACGTGGTATCGTTTTTTATTAGTGTTGTGCCTTGTTCTATTCCCCTACTTTCAAAGAACTTGTCGTATATGAAATGTTCTTTTGTCGTAGGATTTAGAATTAAAATAACTCGGTTTTGTTTTGTCTTGTGCCTTATGGATAAATCTATTTTGTCGAACGTGTCTTCGTCTGTAAGTTCTTCGGCTTCGTCAAGTACCCAAGTAGTAACTCCCTGTAAAGATTTTAAGTTTGCCGTTTGTGTTCCAGAACTTGTCTTTATTCCTTTGAATATTATTTTGCTTCCTGTTTGTAGGTTTATTATTTCGTCTTTTGTTACGACAAAGTCTTGTTCCATTTGCATCAACTCAATCTTTTCTATAAATTCTGGAATGATTGAAATGGATGCCGAAACTAAAGTGTAACGTGTGAACAAAACAACGTGTCCGCTTTCCTTTGTAAGTAATAACAGGAACGTTGTAACGCTGTAAGACTTGGACGAACCGCGCCCACCTGTTACAATAAAGTAACGTGACTCGCTTCCAAGATAATTAAACTTTTTATTTAAGACTATCAATTTTAAATAAGTCTTTTACATCAAAGTCTGAAACAATTAAATTGGTATCTGTAGTTTGTTTAGGCGCACCGTAACCGCTATCCATTAGTGCTTTGTATGCTGAAACATCTCCGTCCCGCATTTTTTTAACCATTGCCAAAGTTCCCAAGTCTTCTTGACTTAAAGTTTCTTCAACGCCTGTTATTGGGTTCTTTGCCTTTTGTGTTGTTTCTAACCAAAGACGTGCTATTGTGCTTCGGTTTCTACTTCCTTTAGGACGTCCGTTTTTTTCTGGTTGGTATTCCGCACTAAACTTTTTTAAATTTTCTTCGTTTGGCATTTTCTCGTTTTATTCTCGTTAATTTAAAATTTCTCCGTTGCGTTTAATTTCTAAACTTGGGTCTAACTTTTTCATTCGGTCAATTATAACTTGACAATATTTTGGGTCTAACTCCATGCCATAGCATTTGCGTTTAAGTTGGTGTGAAGCTACCATAGTTGTTCCTGTTCCTAAAAATTGGTCTAATACAATATTTTTTTCTTTTGTAAATTGTAACGCCCATTCAGGTAAATCAATTGGAAAAGTAGCAGCGTGAACATTTGAAAATTCGTTATTTCTATTTGGTGCTCCCCTGTATATGTTTGGAACTGTTCCCCTAAAATTTGCATTTGGTATTGCTCTACTTGCGTTTTCTTTTGACGATATAAAAAACATATATTCCCAAGCTGATGTCATTACATTTTCAGCCATAGCTGGTGCGCCGTGTCCTTTGTCCCAAATCGCAACATCAATAAAATTATTTTTGTATTGGTTTAAGTATTCTATTAATGCTATTTTGTTTCCTGCAAGACTTTGAATATTACAAATTAAATAATCTGAAAATAATAAAGCATTGTTTGTAAATCCAACTAATAAATCTAAATAATCAGATTGTTTTTGATTGTCGTTGTATTCATTATATTTATTATCAGTTGTATGGGTGTTTCCGCTTAACATTTCGCTTTTTCCTGCGTTATATGGTGGACTTGTAAATGATAAATTTGCTTTTTGTCCATTCATTAGCTTTGCCACTTGGTCGCTATCCGTACTATCCCCACAAAGTAAACGATGTTCGCCTATCTCAAATAAATCACCTAAAACAATATCGGTTGTTATTTCGTTTGGTATTTCGTAATTGTCTTCTTCAGCTTCTAATTCCTGAACGCTTAAATCTAACGGTAAGTCTAAACCCCAATTCTCTAACTTATCGGTGTCCCATTCATTTGCTAAAATATCCCAATCCCACTCGCCAAAACCTACGTTGTCTTTTACTATGAATTCGTCTTTTTGTTGTTCGGTTAAATCTTTTGCTTGTACAATATAAACTTCTTTCAACCCTGCTTCAATACAAGCTTTGTGTCGCATATTTCCACCTAAAATTATATTGTTTTCATCTACTACAATTGGTCGTAGTTCTAACATTTGTGGAAACTCCTTAATTGAATTGACTAACTTTTTAAACTTGTCGTCTTTAATTAAACGTGGGTTCTTTGGGTTCGTCTTTATGCTGTTAATCTTTACTTTTGTTACTTGCATTTATTTCGTTTTGTGTTTTCCTTCTTAAATTTCTTAAAGGTTGTGTAATTTCTAAATGTTTAATATTGGTTACTATCCATTCTTTGTTTGCTCCTTTTTTATTTAAGTATTCTATTGCTTCAGTCAACCGCATTTTCTTCTGTTATTACTTCTTCTGTTTGTTCTGGACTGTATTCGTTATAAATTACTCTTAACTTACTTACTAAATCACGAAGACAACTTGAACAGGTGCTGAAGGTTAAACGTTGGTTTAGTACTCTGTTGTTTATTGCTATTAGACTTGTTTGTTCGTCGCTTGTAAGTGTGTTCGTGTTTTGCTTAAAATAAGTGTCTAACGTGTTAAACTCGTCTTCTGTTAAACACAACGGTTTTGCATACGGAAATAGTTTATTTAACTTTTCTTTTCTTTCGTCACATCCGCAGTCTTCACCTGCAATAAATTTAACAAGTTTGTCTATTCCTGTTGCTTCTGTAATTTTTGCGATTGTGTCGCCTAATCCTTTACTTTTCATTTTTTCTTTTTTATTAGTTCGTAATCTTGGTTTATAAAATCTTGGTAGTCTTCACCTACGTTATTTTTAATTCGTTTTTTACAAGTCTTAACAGTATTAAATATACTTGTTACACTTATGTTAGTTTCACTACTTATTTGTCGTAAACTTTTATTCGTGTTTTTGTATAACTCAAATAATTGTTTGTCGTACCAATGCCAACTATCACATTCTAAATCTACGTTATTCAGCAAGTCGTTGTAAGCTTCGTTTTCTTCTGTGTTGTTTTCTTCTGCTAAATTATATACATCGTCTAAAGGTATAAATTTAATTTTGTTGTTTTTGTTCACGTGCTGAAGGAAAGTATTTTTTAAAGCTAACCACATATACCCCTTACTTATGTTTCCGTCTTTGAATAGTTTTTCTTCGCTGCTCCATTTGTACAACATTATGTACGTTTCCTGTACTATGTCTTCTGCAAAGAAATATTCGCCAAAAGTGTTTACCATTTTAACCCATTCGTTGTGATGTTTTGCAACTTTAGTTAACCATTCCAATTTTTCATTGTTTAGATATTAAGCAAATGTATGATTAATTTTTCAACAATAAACAAACGAATTTATTAACAATTAGTTGTGTAGAACGAAAAAAGCGCAAACAATTAAGTCTGCGCCTACGTTTTTAAGTTAAAAATTTTATCTATTTACGAAGTAATCTATTTTTTTAAGCGTTGAAAGTGAAACGTCTTTGCCCTGAAGAAAATTAGTAAGCTGGAAAAAATGAAATTTATTTCCTTTGTCTTGTATTTCTTTTACTATGCTGTTTCGTTTTTTAAAAGCTAAAATCTTTTTCAATTCCTTGCGTAACTGTTCGTCTTGTATGTACATATCAAAACGGTAAATCGTCGTTTACATCCAATGTTTGAATTTGTGGCTCATTATTTTTTATTTGTGGCTCATTCTTTACAAATGGTTCACTAAAACTTACTGAAAAGAATTTAACTCCTTTTGCTGAAGTTTTCATCCATAACGCTATTTCCATATCCTTGCCGTTTACGTTTACTTTACCTTTGTAATCTGGGTGGTTTTCCGCTTTTTTGTTGTCGTTTTTAAAGATTGCTCCTGTGTTGTTTCTTGTTTCCATTTTTATTTGTTTTTTTCTGTTATAAATTCTAATGTTTTACTATCAATGTATTCTTGTACTTCTAACCATTGTTCAACGGTTACTGAATTTGGCAAGGTTGTTTCCCAATATAAACGCCAAAAAGACGTAGTATCTTGACCGCTTACAATTTGTTCTTGTATTTTCATATTATTTATTTAGATTGTTTGTATTCGTGTTTTAGTCGCTCCAAGTATAGAACAAAGTCCATAGCTTCTTCTTGTGCGTGTGTAAGCCATTCTAACGTTGTTAAATCCGTTCGCTCTAACGTTGTTTGGTATTTCTTTATTCCAGCTTCTGAACGTTCTTTGAATTTAGCCATAACGCTTAAAACGTTTTTGTCTTGTATTTGTATGTTCATAGTTTTTCTATTTCTTGTTTGACTTCGTTCCAATAATCAATTGTAGCATAATGTGATGCCATCCATAAAACAGTATCAACCGCTATTAATGCACATTGTTTTGTTAATTCTTTGGCTTCTGACATTAATACTAAACCAGTTACAAATTGTTTTCCTGCTATTATTGGTCTATATTTCCAAAATAACTCATCTGCTTTCTCTTGTGGTGTCATATCAGCCAATTAAATAAATTGTAAATACCAACGGCAGCAAACCCATAAATTGCTATCCAAATAATAATTGCTATTGCTTTTTCTTTCATATTTTCACGTTGTTTTCGTTAATAAATTCGTTTAGTTTTTTTCTTACTTCAAACATTGGTTCGTTACCGTTGTATTTGTATTCGCTTCTTAACCAATTGTCAAACTCCGTAAGTGCTGAATAATAATTAATTCCGTTGTTTGCAAAGTCAAAATCTTCTTTGTCTTCCGGCAGGTTAAATTCAAGTATTGCTTTCATATTGTTTCTATTAAACTGTTAAAATAAATTCTTGCTTCTTCAACCTTGTTTTGTATTTCCCAAATTACTGTTTCATCACGTTCAATTTTAAAAACTTTTACTTTTGTTTGTTCTGGCAAATGGTCAAAGTTATGTTTCTTTTCTACGTATTCTCTAATTTCTGCGTCTTCGTCAATTTTAAAATGTTTCCAGTGTTCACGTCTAATTTCGTCTTCAACTATTTCTAACGGAGTATTGACTAAACAATAACAAAGTAGTGCTTCGGTCTTTCCTGTTAACCACATATAACCCTGTAGTTGATAGTAATAATCTTTAGTAGGTATTTCGTCTTCAAAGAACGGAAACGTGTGCGCTTCGTAACTGCATTTAATGTCAAGTAAAATTTCATTCGTGTTTACGTCCGGTGTTCCTGTTATCCATTCGTTGTTAAAATGTTCTTCGTTCTTAAATATAAACCCTAAACCTAAAACATCGTTTACCAAGCTAATTGCTTCGTCTTCGCATTGTAAACCTTTGTCCGTATATCGTGAACTAAACTCTTTTTTAATTCCATATTTGTGTTCTAAAACAAGTTCTTGGATGTAACTCTTTGCTGTTTTGCTTAATGTTTCTGCCTTTGTGCGTGGAGCGGTCATTAACCGCCCCAATGCTGAACAACGTATTTTCATACTTCTAACGTTTTTAATTGTGCAGGTGTTAAACTAAACTTTGTTGTTAGTTCTTCAACTGTATATTCTCCTTTGCTAATTGCGTCAATAGCTTTTTGAAAACGTGCGTTGTCTATTGTAGATTTTTTAGGTTCGTGTTTTACTTGTTCTCCAGAAGCGTCTGTGTCTTTGTCCGTAACTAAACCAAGCATTGAACTTAAAGCATATCTACGCAAATAAGTAATTGCACTTCCTAAAACTTGGAACTCGTTCATTCCTTTTAAAATTACTCCTTGCGGTATGTCAATTTTACTTTCGATACTTTCTGCGCTTTCAACGTGAAATAAACAAGTTGCAATTTGTGTTCCGTTAATTAGTTGTGTAAATCCTAAACCGTGTTTTTTTAGTAGTGGGTTAATTACTTCAAAAATTTTCGGAAGGTCTGCATAGGTGTAACCGTAACCTTGTGTTGCTTTGTGAATAACAGGAACTTCTTGTTGGAACGCTGCTAAACTTTTAAATAAATGTTTCATAGTTAAATAATTTAAGTTAATAATATATGCAAATATAAATAAAGTTATTTAATAAACAACTATTTTTAATAAATATTTTCAAAAAAAATTGTAATCGGTAGTAAAATGCCTTTGCTTGTGTTATTGTCACCGCCTAAAACATCTCGGTTTGTTCCTACCCATTTCCTACAGTGTTCTTTTAATTTGTGCGTTTTTATAATTACGCAGTGAACATCGCTGAACCAAAAACAATAATAGTCGGCTTCGGTTGTTGCTATTCCTGAAGGTTTGCCCCTACTTTCATATTCTACAAAAACGTTTTTAGTTTCTAAACAACGAAAGTCGCGTTTAACTTCTACTTTTTTTTGCAGTAAATTCCCAAGTTCTTTTTCATAAACTTGTCCTACTTCTAAATCGTGTTTAAAGTCGTTGTTATAATTCATTTTAATTTTTGTTTATATGTTTCTATTAATTCTTTTAGTTCGTCTTTCGTCCATTTTTTAACATCGTGTGCTTTCGCCTGAAGCTCCATTAATCTTTGCGCTCCTATTCGTTTTTCTATACCTATTTGATAGTTCAACAGATTACCACTTAAATAAGTGTTACAAGCTTCGCATTGCAAGTGTACGTTGTCTTCGTTAAACCTTACGTTACTGTGTCCACCTTGCGAATAGTAGTGACCTGCGTTTTCTTTTTTACAAGGTTTGTTACACGATATACAATTTAGTCCAGCGTCACGAACACGAATAAATTTGTTGAACACCTGTTGCGCTATTTTTAAATAATCGTTTGCGGTTTTTAAGTCTTCAACTAATTTTTTTTTCTTCTTGTTCCATTCCTTTAACTTTTGTGTTTCAACCATTGCTTTTATACATTCGTTTTTTAAACAAAACTTTTGTAGTGTGCTGAACGGTGTAAATTCTTTTTTGCAGTTGAAACATTTTTTAGTTCGTGTTTTCAAAGTTCCAAGTTGTTAAATTCAATTTGTCTTTTAAGGTTTTGTATTTCTTGTTTTTGTTCCAAATTTAACCGCTCTAAATTAAAATTCATTTGCCTTGCAGTTCTAAATTCTTTTTCCAAGACTTCATAAACAACCATTGCTCGTCTTATGTCTTTTAAAGAACTTTGCATTGAAGTTATTAAATCAGTTCTTTTTGGGTGGTTCGTTTTTATCTCGTATAAACTAATTTCTAATTTTATACAGGTGTGGTTTAAGTTTATTCTACTGCTTAATAATTCAAGTTCCATTTTAAAAAAGTTTTAGTTGTTTCATAGTTGTATATCCGTTTAATACTCGTTCCGTGTTTTTGTCAATAATATCTGCAAATTCTATTTCGCAAAAAGTACCGCAGTCTGGAACTATTGGTGGTTCGTGTTTTCCTTCGTTAGGTTTTAAATCTTTTAAAAATTTATTTTTTATGCAAGTCGCTCCAATTTTTTGTTCTAAATTACTCATTTTTTCAAATGTTTCTGGAAAGTGTTTTTTAACGTGATTCCAATAACCTTTCCCACCTTTAACGCAACCAATACAATTATTGTTATGAAAACCTAACTCATACATTTTAGGTAGTTTAATTCCGTTAATTAACAAAATTTCTGCACATTGACTTTTAGTTATTTTTCTATCAATTAACGGGTACAAAGGTTTAACGTCAGAATATTGTTGACTAAACCTAATTGCTCTATTTATTTCTTTTTTTTCAAATTCAAAACCAAATATTTGTCCGTCAAAATTATTGCTTTTTTCAATTGCAAACCTTACATTTTTTTTTAAATGCAAAGTACAAGGCGCTCCATTAACTCCGTTTACATATTTAATTTTTTCTATTACTTCAAACTGGTCTTTAAATTTTTTTGATTGAATTTTATTTATTTTTTTACCAATCCATTTTTCGCAATCTAAAATAAATCGTTCGTTGTCTTCGTGCGCTGAATTAATAACAATATAAAATAATTCAACGTTGTCTTTTCCGTATTCATCTACTGCAAGTTTACAAGCTACTGCGCTTGTTACTCCACAACTAAACCAAGCTACTTTCATTTTAAAAAGGTTTTAAGTTAATACTATTTGTTGGTCTAAATTCCGAAATTACGTCTTTTCCATAAACTTTAAAACCTAAACCGTAATTGTATTCGCAATAAACAGGGTCGTTTAGTCCAGTATGTTTTCCGCCAGTATCAATGTCTTTAATTTTTTCAGTGCTTACCCAAGTTACAAATTTCATTACATCGTGTTTTATTAGTCTGTGAACTACTATCATATCGTCGCACCTGTTAGTAAATGCTTTGCCACCTTCTACGTGGTCTTTTAACGGTGCTTTTAAATGTCCTTTAAAATCTCCTTCAGTATAAATATTTGAACTCCTTCCGCTTTCAGTATTCGGGTGAGTATTAATGTAAATTGTCATTCCTGTTTTGTTTACAAATTGTCGTGCTGCATTCATAAATTGATAGTTACCTTCATAAGTCATATTGCGGTCAAGTCCCGTAAATGGGTCTATTAGTGCTACATCGCATTCGCTTTGTTCAAATATTTTAAATAATTCTTCGTGTTTATACAGGCGGTCATTTTTTACAAATGTAAAGTATTGTTCCAAGTATGCTGAATAGTTTCTAATTTCATCGTGTGTTAATTGCTTAAAATTTATTCCTGCATACATTTGTATTAAGTCTCGCAAAATTTGTCCGTGCTGGTTCTCACCGCTCCAGATAATAAACTTTAATTTGTGTTTAAGTGCAAGTGCTAAAAAATACCAATTTATAAAATAAGTTTTTCCTACGTTGTCGTGTCCTAAAATTATGTTTACTTGTTTACGTTTAAATTTTAAATAGTCATCAAGTCCATTTCCAAGTTCCAGTCCGTGTTTTATTTTGCCGTCCCTGTAGTTCAATAAATAATCAAGTGCTGAACCGTTAGTTAATATATCCATATTTTCTTGCTTTTATTTCTTCAGGTGAAATACCTTCGGAAGTTGGTTCGTTTTTCTGTAGCCATTTTACAGCCGTTAAATATAAACTTTTATATTTAGTATTTTGCTTGTAATTTTCAATGTCGTTTAATACGTTGTTTATTTGTGTAATTGTATGTTTATCTAATAATTTTTTTACTTCGTCTTCAGAAATAGACAAATGAGCGAAGCTCCTATATATATCTTTTACATTTACATTAACATTATCATTAACACTTACAGCTATGTTTGCTATCGGTTTTATGCGTTTGCTATCGTTTGCTATATTTTGCCATCTTTTTGTTGCTCCTGCTATTCCTGCTTCACTACGTTTTTGTTTCTTATCGTCCCATTTTAACAAGTCACGTTTTAAACTTTGTTTAATTGGTTCAAATGCAATTTCCGTTATTAAGTCTTCGCATTCTGGGTTTAAATCATTTACATATTTTAAAATATGTTTAAACAATTTTCCCGCCTGTTCGTCTGTTAATTTTTCTATTGTATGTATTATGTCACTATACAATATAAACCCTTTTTTTTCTTCAGCCATACTAAATTTTTTAAATAAAAAAACCCCTGTAAAATCCGTTGCGTCTAACTTCAACTTCATAAACAAGGGTAATAATTCCTTTTGTACTTATAATGTTAGACGAGTACAATTGCAAATTTAATAATTATTATAACATAAACACGAATTAATAAAATTTATTTCTTATTCTTAACTGAATTTTACGCAAGTCTTTTAAGTTCTTTGCTTCTTTTATTTCTTTACGCAAATCAAGTTCTGGACGTTCTAAACTCAAAAGAAGTTTGTAGTATTCTATGTCGTGTAAAAATAACTTGTCGTTTGTGTCGCTTAAGTCTTGGTAAGTTTTTAAACCGTGTAAAATAGTTGCGTGGTTCATATTAAACAAACTTCCAATTCCTTTAAGTGTGTGTCCGTCTTCTCGCAGCTTCCTAAACAAATAAATTCTCCTGTGTACTATTTCACGTTTTCGGTTTTTTTGTGCAAGTCCGTCTTGTTCTATTATTTCTTTTATTAGTTCAATCATTTTTCTATTTGTTTAATTTCAATTATAATATCGTCGTTCTTTTGTATTAAGTTTTTAACGTGCTGGGTGTCGTAAGCTTCAACTATTCGTGTTTCTAACTTCATAGGTGCGCCAACATACGCCCAAGTTTTAAAAGTTGCTTTGTATCGTTTCATAGGTTTAAATTTTATTTGTTCGTTTTTTTTTATTCTGCATATTTCTAAATAAAGGTGTAAGTCAAATGAACCCCGCCATTGTCGCTGCCACCAATCTAATTGGTCGTATATTGTTCCGGCTTTCATAGTTCGTGGTAAAAATTATAATTACTTTCATCGTTACTCGCTTTCCATTCCCAGAAGTTATAATGTACCAAATCACTGTTTATTTCTTCTTGCATTTCTAAACGTAAATCTTCTAAAATACGAACGCCAAGAACGTGCGGTTGTAAATTATCGTCTGTTTCTGTTAACCACTTTTCGCTAACTTCAACATCTAATTCAATAAATGCAAACTCCGAAACTTCGTCATAGTCGTTAAATTCCCAAGTTCCTGCTATTGAATAAGTCCAACCTGTAAATTCATAGGTTAATTCCCACCCTTTATTCCAAAATTCTAAATTTCTATTTTCCATTTTACAGCGCTTTTAAATACATTAAACAATAGAACATACCACCCAACACTATAAAAGCCGTTAGAGTGCCTAAAAAGTGCCTTAAAAACGATTTGTGTTCTTCTGTTGTTGGTGTAAAGTAATCAATTAAATTTTTCATAGTTCAGTTATTACAAATGTGTATAAATCATTAACTTTAGTTTCTGCCATTAATTTGTTTGCGTAATCAGTTGCATCTTCTAAATCAACTGCGGTTACAATTCCAATAAATAATTCGTTCTGGTCTTTGTCTTGGTATTCAATTCTGTAGTCTTTCATAGTCTTATTTTTTAAATTGGTTAAATAAATTTTCTACTTCTTTTAACTGCTCATCGTCTAAAAATGTACATAAGGTTTGAATGATTAAATGCAGTTGGTTTGTGTTTAATTTGTTTTCCTGTTGTTGTGTTTCTAAGAAATCAATTACTTTGTTAAATTCTGTTTTCATAGTTTTTAAATTAATGTGCGTTACCAAGTCGCACCCCTTGTTTTTTTTTAGTTTACTTTAATTGATTTTATTTGTTCGTCTATTTTACGAAGTTCTTTACACCAAAATTTAAATTCAGAAATTTTTCTTAAATCCTTTGATGAACTTTGCATTTCAATTAATGCGCCTTGTCTTTGTAATCTTAATGTTTCAATAGTTGTTAAAGTTTTCATAGTTTTAAATTGTTTCGTTAATAATTATATGCAAATATAAATACTATTTTAATAACTACAATACTTTTTAACAATTATTTTTAATTTATTTTTAAAACCCTTGTGTTTATTACGTTTTCTAAATAAAAAAAAGTGTAATTTATATTCATTCTAAATAAGGATAGGTACAAATTGTACTCATTCTGTAAGGTAAAACCCATAAATTTTTAGTTTTTATTAAGGTTATAAACTGAAAATGTCAAGTTTACGTTGCGCTTTACTTTACAGTTAATCGGAATTAAACCGTTTATTGTCACAAAAAAAAACAGCTACGCGCTGGGGGGCTTATAACTGTTTTCTTTTTATTAACTATGAATTGCAAATATCGTTTAAATAAATGATAAATCAAAATATCGTTTAAATAAATGATTAAAAAACGTGGGTAAGTCGTGCGATTTGTCCAAAATCTTTATGGTGGATGTAACCTTCAACCGCTTTCGGAACGCCTGTATATCCGTTTTTATGATGCCAACTGTCACTTCCTGAAGGACTGCGTAACGTTTCAAAAGTAACTCCAATGAAATCTTTACTTGTTTTGTGATGAACGTGATGCGAATAAATATAACGGTGTTTTGTTTCGCTCCAAAGTATTGGAAACTCCGTCGCTAATAATAAAGGTAAGTTTTCGATTTTCGCTCCGTCTCCGTGTGTAGTTCCGATTAAGTTATTTCCGTACTTAAATGCCTTACGATGTTTTAAATCTACGTTAAAATTGATTGTGGACTTGCTGAAGTGCGCTTCTATTAATTGCATTAAAAAAAAGCCGTGTGTCAAGTCGTGGTTACTTGGATTGTAAACAACTTCAACTTCAGCGAAACTTATTAATTTTTCTAACAAATCAATGTATAGATTTTTAGCCATTATAAAGTTTTCGTACCACATTCCGTCCGTGTCTTGTGGCGTTCCTGCTGTAGTGCTTCGTTTAGTATTATCGGTGTGTAATATGTCGTTTCCTGCAACAAATAAAACTTTATCTATATGAAAACCTTTTGCTTTGTCCAAGATTCCTTGTAAACCGTCTTTTGCACGTTTAACGGCTATCTGGCTGTTATAGTCTTCGCCTGTTTCAAATGCTGTTGCAAGTTTTCCAATATGCAAGTCTGCAATATCAATTACAAGTAAATGCGTGTCTTCGCTTTTAATGATTTCGATTGCGTGGTATTTCGGAGCGTATAACTTTACTTCTTTTATACATTCGTCTTTAATTCTTTGTATTTCGTTTAGTTCTTCTTGTTTAAAGTTTGGGTTCTTAAAGAATAAACTTGCTTGTTTTGTTTTTAGCCATCCGTGTTTTACGTCTTTGTCGTCAACTCCAGCTTCGTCTGTTGCTTCTTTGATGCCACGATACTGCATAAGTATTTCGATTTCGTCCTGTTTTAGTCGAAACCTTGCGCTGTTATTTTTCATAAAAAATTTAGATTAATGATTGTTTTGCGTACTTCCATAAGAACGAAAGTAGTAAACCTATTCCAACCCCAACGAATAATAAATTTAAATTTCCTTTTGGTCGGTTCTTTTTGCCTTCAGCTTTAGCTTGTGCTTTTTCAACTACCTTGTCTTTGTAGATAGTTTTTACTTTTATTTTGTATTCACGTTTTAATTGTATTCGTGTTTTTGGAACGTAAACTGTGTTGTATTTTATAACCGTGTCTTTAGTGCTTATAAACTTTTCCCAAACTATTGTGTCGTTTACAATAACCGGAATACTATCTAAAGTTGTAATACGAATTGTGTCGCCTGTTTCTTCACAAACATAACCCTTTTTAATTGCTTTGTTCAAATGGTATTGAGCCGAACACGAATAAAGTAAAATGCTAGTAATTAGAATAAATAGTTTTCCCATTTTTTTTGCTTGCTTTTAATACTTGTTTACGATTTTTAGAACTATAACTAACGTGAACCCAAGACGGGTTTTCATCGTTTCCAAACTCCCAAATAAGTTGGTCGAATTGTAATTTGTCTTTAATAAAATTAAAACCCTTTGCGCCTATTTGTAAGTCCATTGCTTCGCCTTTTGTATGTTGGCTTGTACTTGCGCCACCTATCATTTTATTAACTTGTAAACTGCGAAAACCCGAAGTAATTTGTATTGGTATGTTTAAGTAAATTCTCAAAGGTTCAAACACATTTTCACACAAAAGTTTTGCGGACGCAATTTGCGACTCGTTCATTTCGTTATTAAGGTTTCGTAACGTTGCTAACCCTGAAGCTTGAAACTCTTTTAATGTAACGTGTGCGCTTAAATTCATTTTAGTTTATTAATGTTGTCTTTAACTTCTTTTGCTCGTGCAAACAATAATTTTGCGCTTTGCCATAAATCTATTCCTTTTACTACTTTGTAATTTTCGTTAATACTCATTATTTCTATTGAAGCAAGTACCAACGCCAAAACTTTAGTAAGCATTAAAGGAACAGAAAAGAACGTTAAAATTATGTCGTTTAAAATATAGTAATCTATAAGGTAAAACATTATAACTGTTAACTCGTATAAAAGTAATTTAGAAACTATTGCCGAAAGTTTACGTGATGTTATTTCGTGTTTTTGGTGTTTTGCTTTCCAAATCCCTGTTGCGGTGTCCGACAATATTAACGCAAATAAAAGTCCAAGTATTCCAGAAATAGGTAAAAAAAACGAAAAGCAAATTGTTATAAGTTTCAACGCTGAATTTTTAATTGTGTAAAGTAATAAATAAAATTGTATTCTCATAACCCTAAATCTTCAAGTGCTTCAGTTAAACTGAAAGTTAAGTAAAAAAATAAAGTAACTCCCGCCAAATTAATGTAAAGTTCTGTTCCTTGAACCATTAAAGAAAAAGAAGTTAAAAACCCTGCTATAAAATATAAACCTGCTAAATAATTACTTTTCATTTTATATTTAATTAACGTAACAACTATTTATACCAAATATTGAACTTGAACCTTGCGAGTTTGTTCCTATTACTTCTATGGTAATATAATTTCCCGAGTCGGGACTTGCTGTTAAATAAGTATTTCCCGTGTGTGGTGTTTGGTGAACTCCGTTTCGATACCATTTATATGTTAAAGTTGGTGTAGGGTTTCCATCCCATAAATTACTAATAATACTAATTGTGCCGCCAACACTTGTTTCTTCTGGTGTTAACTCGGGTTCAAATACATTTACAGGTGCAAATAAAAACTCTGTCGCAATAGCATTACTATTACCTTGTCCCGTGCCTACTGCATTAGTTCCAAAGACTTTACAATTTATTTCCATATCTGCGTCTGCAATAAGCAAAGTATAAGTGTTATTTGTTGCCCCTGCTATATTATCTCCTAACGTAACATTGTACCATTGATAAGTAAAACTTGTTGGTGAACCGCTCCAAGTTCCGTTTGTAGTTGTAAGTACATCTCCAACATAAAAATTTGTTCCTGTGACAACAGGTGCTACTGTATTAACAGGTGCAGTTGCTGTTGCTCCAATAATATCAGTACGCCCTGCTGAACTTACTGCGTAAACTGAACCCCAACCAATAGCGTTAGTTGCACCTTGCCCCCAACCAATTGTATTGTTAGCTGCTCCGTCACCCCAACCGTTACTATTTGCCATTTTCTAATTTCTTTAAATAAGTTTTTAACTTTACGATGTTTACTTCTTTTGGTTTGTAAGTTTTTAAATGTACCATCCTGTGTAATTATTATTTGTGTCTGGAAACATATCACTATTTGAATTCGTGTTGTATTCAGGAAACAAATTATTATTGTTACTTATGTAGTCAATAAAACGTTGTGTGTAGTGTTGTGCTATTTGTGTTTCCTTTTCAATTAAAAAGTCTATTTCGCTTTTTTCTACGCTTGTGCTATTTTCTGAATTGTGTTTGTAAACTCCTTTGTTTGAAATCGTGTAACAAGCAAACGGCAAATAATACTTCATTGCTAAATGAATAAGCATTGGCTTTAAATAAGTCGTTGTAAGCGTTAAATAATTTCCACTTAATGTATTTGCTATGATGTCCGCTTTTATCTTGTTAAGAAGCTTTGTACCGGTGAAATTTTGCAAGTCTGTATCTTGTGCAATCTTAATGTATTGAATAAAATTGTCCGTGTCAACGTTTCCGTTTAACGAAGTGAATTTAACTATGTCTTGTCGTGTTACTAAAAGTGCTTCTGCCATTAATTCTCTTTTTTATTTTTAGGTAAAAACCCTTTGTTAGGCATATCAATTGGACGTGTTGAAACTAAACTTGGGTTTGTAATTACATAACCAAATTTAGCAGCTTTTGCTTGTGCTAATTTTTTTGTGTTTGCGGTTATGTTTAAACCTGTTCCTTCAAAAACTGCATAAACTTGTTTATTCCACCTGTGATGACAATTTCCACCGCCTTTGTATAACCATATTGAATAATAGTCCGTTCCTTTAGGCCCCCAACCTGCGTTTACAACTTGTGTACTCATATTTAAAATGTCTTCTTTACGGTAAATCTTGTTTGCTAAAACCATTTGTGTACAAAATTCACGTGGATTATCCGTTACTTCTCCTTCGTATTTATAACGAACAACAAATTTAACTCCGTCAATAGTTTTGTCTTGTTTACTTGTTATGTTTGGTCTTGCGTCACCTGTTGAAACCAAATTAACAATTTTGTTTAATAAACTTTGTTTAGGTTCTTTACTTAATAGTTCGTTTTCTTTATCGTCATTTTCGTAGTCAACTTCTTTTTCGTCTATTAAAATCCAATTGTCTTGCGGTTCTTCGCCTAAATCAATTAACGGGTTTGTGTGTGCGCTTAATTCCGTTCCTGTTTCTTCTGCAACTTGTTCTGCGTTTTGCGTGTTTTCCAAGTCCGTAAATTCTAAAGGTTGTAAAGTCTTAAAAAATAACTTTAATGCAACTCCGTTGTAAGCTAATATGCTATCAAAAGCATCTAAAATTTCTTCTTGGAACGGTCTAATAACCATATTGTCAAAAAGAATACTTGAATTTTTTAATTCTTCAGCGTTACTTGAAAATCCGTTTGTTGAAGCAACTCCAAATAATAAAGGTGAAGTTATGTTGTGTCCTAACATAATCTTGCGTAAACATTCTTCGCTTAAATACGTGTAGTGTTCTGGAGCATCATTTAAAGGAATATCTTCAACCGTTGTTTTGCTTTCTGCGTTGTTGTTAAACGCTACTATAACTTTTTGTCCCCTACTTCCTGTAAGTTTGTCAAGTACCTTGTTTGAAATTATTTGTTGTTGTTCGTCTGTTGGAACTCCGTTGTTAAAATTTACAACTTTAGTTCCACTAAATCCGTTCTGAACTTCGTTAATTAAATAGTCTGCAATTTCTTCTTCTAAAAGTGTATAAGGAACTGCACCTTGATAGTCTGGATATGCGTAATATTTCATTCCAACCGAATAAGGTTTGGAAAATAATATTTCTATTTTTTCTTTGCTATAACCAAAAGCGTTAAATCTAATTGGCGCAAACTTTTTAATGTTGTCCCAATTGTCCGAATAGTAATAACCTGTAATTTGTCCGTCTTTATCGCATTTTTCAGCTCGTAAAAGATTAACCGGTATATGATATGCTTTTAAAATTTTATCGTGCTTGTCGTTGTAGTGTACTTGAATAGCAAATTGTCCAAACATTTTTCTATCCAAAACCATTTTTCTAACGTCTTCTTTGTGAAATAAAGACATCATTTGCGCGTATTCGTTTGGCTTTTTATTAGCGTCTAAAGCACTTAAACCTTTTCCGTAAATTAATCGCGCTACGTTGTTTATAATAGCGTTATTCGTTGTTGAATTGCTATATCTCTCAATTAAGAATTGAAAGTATTGGTCGCCGTCTTCGGTTAAAAAATCCACCCAATTTTCTCGGTTTGTTTCCGAAACTACAGGAGACGTGTAAGCTGACAAATTAAGTACGTGTAAATTATTCATAAACTATAAATTCATTGGTTGTGGAATTAGAAACGTACTGGTTGTTATTTACAGAAAACGTAACTAATGATTGTGCTGTGCAAAATACTTTATCTTTAAAAATTATGTTTGTACCTACTCTTAAAACCAAAGTATAAGTATGTCCTTCGATTAATTCTAATTGCGAAGCGTTAAAATTACCTTCAATTGTATTAACATACGCTCCTGTTGTTCTGTTAATAACTGTAATAGTAAATACTTCATTTGTTTGTTCGTCTGTTAGTTCCATAACATTCCAAGTGTCATTTCGTGGAATACAACTAAATGTTTGATTGCCCGAAGCAGGTGTCAATACTATCATATTAGTATAATTAAATATTCGTGTTTTTGTTCTTTTTTTAAGACAAAAAAAAAGCCGAACTATGAAGAACGGCTTTAAAAATAATTTTTTTAAGTATTAAGAAGTAACTACTGTTCCGCCTGTAAATACTTTTGTTGCACCTACTAAATCTGTATCTGCAAAATTACCCGTTACAAGTAAATGATTTGCAGGAATTGCTTCTTGTCCTACAAGTGTCAAAGTATAACCGTTTAAGTCACCCATTGCAGTACCGTTCGCAATAAGCCCTGTTGTTACATCCATTCCGTGCTCTAAACCTGCTAAAAAGAAATTGTTAGCGTTAGTCTTAATAACTACGTGTGGTCGACCCCAAGCAAGTAATTTCATTTGCTTTGTAGTTGTTGCGTCTAAACCTTTAATTGTAAAAGTTAAAGTTTGTTCTGCAAAAGTAGTTCCGTTTTCACGTGAACTTGTTATTGTTTGCTCAAAACTATTTGCGCCTTTTAATTCGTATTTATACAAACTTAAAGTTCCTGCAATAGTTGTAATCCTATCGGAAGCATCTGTAGTTCCGTAAGTTATAGCGCCTAAAACTCCGTAGGGAATAAAATAAACAGCTTTAATACCGCCTACAAACTCTTTACAAACTTCTAAACGTCCGTGTGTTAAATCACAAGCCATCTCGTTTTTTGTTTTTAAATGTGAATAAAATAAAGCGCAGTTGCCCACGCTTTTTATTTAATGTTATACTCCGTAAAGAACTACGTCTGAACCGATACCATATTGAACCGCTCCATTGTAACGCATAATTACACGAACATTTTGTGAACCGTCTATATCAGCCATATCAATTACTTTAACAAGTGAATTGTCATTTAAAAGTCCGCAACCAAAATAAAGGTTGTCTACAGTTGTTGCAACCATATTGTTTGCACCAAGTCCGTTAGCCATAAAAATTGGAATACCGTCGTAAGATAAACTTCCGTTTGTGTACCATTGTGTTCCCTGTGTGTTAACTCCGTTTGCTCCTAATCCACTCGCTCCAAAACCACCCAATGCACGAACGTATAATTTAGCAATCTTTTGAGATACATAAATTCTTAAATTTTCGTTTCCGTAAAGTGCTGCTGGAATTAAATCTACTGTTCTTCCAATTTCGCCAATTACTGTTGTTGCGTCTAAAGTTGTTGTTAATGGTGCTGAAACGTCAATAACGTCTGAGTCTGCTAAAAACAAAGTTTTAAAACCTGCAAATTCTCCTGCTGTTGCGTTTGTTCCGTTCCAAATTGTAGTTTCAATTTTAGCTGCAACTTTAGCTGCTACGTGTGCAATTAAAAAGTCTGAAAAAGATTTTGGCAACGTTTTAAACGATGAATAACCCATTTCAGCTGACTGCCAAGATTGTGCCAAGTCTGACTTGCAAAGTTGTAAATTTACTTGAAATTCTTCTGTTGTTAATACTCTTTCTGTTAGTGTTATAGTTGATGAAGGTGTAAAATCACAAGTTGCGTTTGCAACGATGTCACCTGTTGCAACTTTTTGCATAACTTGTTTGTAAGCAACGTTTGGAAGTATAGTTACTCCACCTTGCTCAAGTGTTGGTGCGCTTAATAAAGCTGCTGCTAAATATTTACCCGCAAACTGACCTTCGTAAGTTGTGGTAATTGATGTTGTTGTACTTAAATTAATGTTTTTCATTGTATAAATTTTTAAAAATTAAACTGTTGTAAATGTAATTGCAGCTGCGGTTGTTCCTACTCCTGAAACATACCAATTAACGCCGTCACAATTTAATGCAACAAAATCGCCAATTGTGTCAGCAGCGTGTGCAAAAGTAATTGTGTTTCTATTCGCTGAAGGTACATTAACTGAATTAACAATTGCTCCACCTTGAATAACACTTGTTGCCGCTACAATTGTCCAAGCCGTAGTTGCAAATAACGCTTGTACTGAAAAACGGAAATTTAAACCTGCTGAAGTTGCTACCGCAGGAAGTGTAATTTGTGCTCCTGCTGCTGCATTCAAATAAAAAAGTTTTCCAGAATCCGCTGCGCTTAAAGTAGTTGCTGAACTAATTACTTGTGTTTGTAATACTTGACGTAAATCGTCATTTGATATTGAAATTAAAGTTCCACTCATTTTTTTTTATTTTAAAATTGTTAATATTTATTTGTTTATTTTTTCTAAAATTGAATCCATTATTGAACGTGGTCTTTTACTTGCGTATTGAAAATGTTCAACTTCATTCGTGTTTTCAGGGTTAAAAGAAATTGGCGTGATGTCTGAAAGTTCGGTTACTTCGTTTGTAACTTCGTCAACTTTAGACAACTTTTCTAATTGTGCTTTTAACTCTATATTTTCGTTTGTTAATTTTTCTATTTCTGCAAAGAACGTTTCTTTAACTACGCTTTCAATTGTCTTCTTTGCGCTCGGTGTTGCTTGTGCTTCAACTTCTTCTTCAACTGCTGGAGCTTCTTCTTCAACAACTTCTTCTTCAGTTGCAACTTCTTTTATTTCTAAAATAATTCCTTCAACTTCTACAACTAAAATACGTCCGTCTTCTAACTCATATTCTCCAATTGGAACGGGTATTTTTTGTTCGTCTTCAGTTACAATAAAAACTTCATTATCCATTTCAAAAGCTTCTGCTTCAAAAATTGTTATTCCGTCTACTAACTTCATTGTTTCTAAATTCACTTCCATTCCTAAAAGTGATTTAATTTGATTAATTACGCTTTTTTTCATATTTGGTGTTTTGTTTTGTTTATTTTATAGTGAATTTGCTGACTCTAAACCTTGAATACCTTTTGTAATACCAGAAATTATTTTTAAATTATTTTTTTGTTTTGCTGTTGATGTTGCTATTATTGACGTAATTTCTTTTGGTAAATCAAGACCTAATTCTTTTGCTTTAATTTGATATTTAGAAATATTACTTAATAAAACATTTGTTCCCGCTTCAACTTCTTTATACATATTTAAAGCTATTTTTGTATCTTGCAATAACTTATCAACTAATAAAGACGCTTTATTACTATCAGCTGCGTTGTCTTTATAAAATTTTATTAAATCATCTGCTAAAGATAAATCTACTTCGTGTTTTGCTAACTCCGTCTTGTCTTGTAACTTGTTGTAAATAGTTTGTAGTGTGTTCATATATGTATAATTTAATTGTTTATTTTTTGTTGTATTTTCAAATTAGATTGCGCCTATTCCTTGCGCTTGTAAACTACCGTCACAACATTTTATTGAGTATGTTTTTCCGTCTTTACATAGGCAACCACGTTGTCCGCCTTTTGGACTTGTTTTCGCTTGTGCTACTTTTTTTGTTATTTTTTTACTCATTGTTAGTATTTTTTTAGTGCTTCTGTAACCCACGACTGTATTCAAGAACGCAGTTCTCTTAAAAAA